CTTCCGATCTACCTATGTCTCAACCTAACGTTGATACTCGATCAAACTCAGCAATTAGGCAGTCGGAAAATCAGTCGAACTTGGCGGCTTTATTGCGTCGGCAGTCTTCGGCTTAGACTTCAAACCATTACCCGCCAGTACGCCGCCCAATGACCCAGTCAGGAAAATTGCAAGGGTTTTGAGTAAATCAATAAAGGCTGCGTCATTGGGTGCTTGATTGCCAATGGGTTGCGTAACAAAAATTAAAGCGTAGGTAATGCCTAACGTTACGATCAAAAAAACGGCTGCAAGCGTGCTGCCAATAATAAGAATTAGTTGAGCGTGTACGTCTTCAGGGGTTTTGCGTCGTGCGGGTTTGTGTTGACTGAAAGCCAAGTATGTCGTCAGTGCATGTTCCAGTAGGGACGCATTGCGGTTTTTTGCACTCAGGTTTTGACCAGTTTTTGAATTCTTGGCACTCATAACGTGTCCAACCCTGATAACCGCACGCAGTGAGACTTAGAGAAATGCCCAACCCTAAGCCCACCGCAGCAAGTTTTCGGATTACTTCCCCGTTAGTCCGAAACTCTGATCTTTTGGGTTTAGCCAACGCAACACAACTGGCAAAACCGCCGCAATGCCTGCGGTCAAAAGTGTTTTTGGGTCAGAAACTCCCGCTAGATAAAGCGAAACACTTGCTGCTAAAAATGAGCGACCCCATGAGGCTGCTAATGCTTTTGTCTGATTCATTTCTTTTTCTCCTTTTTTGGTTTGTCTCCCGAATCAGGTAATTCAACGTCAGGCATTGCCCCTGAGTAAGGGACAAACTTAGGGCGACCAAAACCGACTATTTCTTTTCCTATGGTGCGACGCTTGACCATAACCATGCCACCGTTGCGTTGATCGCCTGTTCCGCTGGTGTTGCCTTCAATGGTCAAAACTGTGGTTTGTCCAACCTTGACAACAATTCCAATGTGAGAAATTCGATCAACGCCGTCATGTGGAAAATCCATAAATGCAAGGTCACCGACTTCAGGTTTTTCATGCCAACGCAAAATCTCTTTAAATTTATGTGCGCCGACGGCAGTGCCTACGACTGAATGAATTTTGACGCCTGCTTGTGCAGCACACCAATTGACAAACGACCCGCACCACGGCAAACCGTCTGCCTTTGTAAATTTGCCGTACTTGGTCAGGTTGTCGCCTTCTTCAATTGTGCCAATTTCGGCTGCTGCTACTTCGATCAACCGCGCATTTGTGCCGTCTGGATAGTTGCTCACGACAACAACGCCGCGACTTCTTCAGCCGTCAAACCTAGTTTTGCAAGCACTGCCGTTTTTTCAGCAGCCTTTGTTGCTTCGGCTTCCTGTTGTGCTTTGTCTGCTTCAGCAATTTTCTTGGCTTCGGCTTCATAAGATTTAACTTCAGCAACCGTCATTTCAATTTCTTTAACCTCGCCTGTTTCTACATTGTGTTCAATAGTGTGCATTTTTATCCCCCCCAAAGGACATAAGAACCAGCACTAAAGGCTGATGATGTATTAAATTGAAATGAACTCACTGCTGCTGCTGTCTTAAAGATTCCTCGCGATGAACTGTATTGACGATAACCTGCGCCAAGGCTTGTCACTTGTCTAGATTGCATCTCAAAAGTCGTAAATCCACTTGCTTTGCAATTATAGAGATCAATCATTACATAATTGTCCGTATCAGCGGCTGCAGTAGTACGCGTGACATTTATTGGAAATTTTGAATCAGCAGTATCGTACTGATAACGCCCTAATTCAGTACCATCATAAGTAGTCGTATTGACAATAGCGCCCCAGATTAAGTAATCATAAACAGCACTTGATGATGAATTTATCGTTGCCGTCCAATTTGCAGCAGCCGCCGTAGTAATTCCAGTAATTCTAAACTTTAGTGTGTCATACGCAGTCAATGAAGTTAATGAAAGTGATGTGCCTGAGGTCGTTGTGCCGCTTGCAATTTGTGCAATTGCAGTTGATGAACCTGCTGGTGTTGTCCATGCTGGAACGCCACTACTAACTGCTAAAACCTGACCAGTTGTTCCAATGCCCAAACGGGTATTTGTGTTGGCGGTTGCTGATGCGTACTCAATGTCTCCAAGTGTTGTTGAAGGGTTAAGTGCTTTTAATCGCGTGTCAACGCCCTGCAACGCAACGTCAAAATCTGCGGGCAGGTCAGTAACTAAATCGGTCGAGGTAGGTAAAACCCACCCATAGTTGCTTGTCGGATTTGTCATAGTTTGTCCCCTTTACGCCACAATTGTCGCATTTGCCCAGTCTAAAGTCGGCGACACGCTAGACCAAGTTTCGTTTATAGGTACTTCATTCCATGCCATTGCTTGCAATGAGTAAGCCAATGGAGAAAGCAAAAGGGTGACGGAAAGTTGGTTATAGGAGGCTTGGAACGACCAGCCCTCAACAAAGCCTTGAAATGCCCCTGAAGACATGTTTAACGGTAAGTTAATGATTGAGAGAGGCTGACCCATAAAAACACCTAAAAGGTTGTCGCGGTCACCATTGTCCAATTCAGGGTTGGTCAGGTCAAAGGTAATTTCATTAAAGATCGGTTGCGGGTTGGCACGCAAGGTCAAATAGAAATTGGCTTGCGCTGTTGCGTCGGCTGAATTGTGAAGCGTGGTTGTAATGATTTGCCCCAATGAACCATAAAGGGCAATTGAGGCTGCGTCACTGGCAGATTGCTCAGCGCTACTTGTGGCGTTGTACTTGATCGTTACCGAATTTCGAACGTCGCCTACACGGGTTTGAATTCTAAGACCAGCGGCGCGCGCTTGATTGGCGTCAACTTCCACGTAACCGTTGGCAGCAAGGTAGGTCGTGCGGTGCGTTGAATCTGCATAACCAATGCGCCCTGCTGAGTCTTCGTAAATGTAGCCCAACCCTGAAGTTGCAAGTGCTGAAACCAATGAATAAACGTCGGTTCGACTGGACGACCTTGCCGCTAATTCATAATTTCCCGGGCGGTCAATCTCGCCAAGCCCAGTGTTTTCAGCGTTAGCCCATGTGGTTGTTGGATTATAAGTTGCCCATGTTAAAGCCCCGGGGACTGATTGCCATTGACCAAACAACAACGGAAACAAAACGTCATAGATTTGATCGCCGTCAAATTCTTTTGGCAGTACACCATTAGTCAAAGACTTTGGCAAACGTGCCAATGCGCCTAATGCCAAAATGTTATAAGTCTGCGTAAACATAACCGAACCAACGTCACGCACTTCAATCCCGACGTCAACAACATTGCCGCCAAAAATAGGCACAAACGTGCCTGAAGTGTCTTTTATAGAAACGCTGACTGTTGAGTTGATTGCAACAGGGATAATGCTTTGCGTAACGTCGAGCAATTGGAGATTGACGTAACCCGCCTGCGCTTGCTCGTAAATGTTCGTGCGACCGCTGCGAATTGTTAGATTAGCCAAAACCGCGTCGGTGTAAGAAACACCGTCTATTTCAACAAGCCAAACTGGACTCCATTGCGTCATGCGACACCCTGTAAGTTAGACCCGCCACCTGTTCCGCGATAATAGGAATTGTTTAAAGTGTCAATGATTGTGCGTGCGGTACCTTCAGGTTCAAACGCACCTGTGACGGTTAAGTTGATTGTTGTACCCGCCCCCAAACGTGCTGCGTTCGCTGCGTCTGATAATCCGCGCGATTCTGCACTGCTTGTGTTAAGACCAATGATTCCAGCACTAGCGGCTGCGGTTGCATTTGAAGCGGCTGTGACACCTGTTGAAGTTGTGCCTGAAATGTTAGGAATGGTTATTTTTGAGGCTGCTGTCGTACTTGTAGTTTTTGGAATACTAATTGAAGGCGCCGAAATTTTTGCAACGTCTTTTCCACCAAAAATGTTGTTAACAAAGTTATAAGCAGAAATCAAAGCGTTAATGCCAGTAATTGCGCCAGAAATCAAATTATTAAGTACGGTAATTACTGCACCCACAACGTCAATAACGCCCGCAGCAATTTTGCCAACCACGGTCAAAGCACCGCCTAAAACAGTTCCAATAATAGGTGCAAGATACTTCGCAATGTATCCGCCAAATTCTGTGAATGCGCCAAGATTTTCAACTATGGCGTCTTTTACAAAATTGAACGCATTGACTAAACCTTGAAGAATAGGTGAAAAAACTTTTTTGATGACGTCGCCGACGGTTGAAAGGTAACCGCCAAGTCCATTACCTTCCATGCTAAAAGCATTGGCAAATGCTGTAATTGCGGGGAGTGCGTTATCGTTTATAAACGTTAGAAACGTTTCAAGTATTGGAAGCAATGCCGTTCCCAAAGTTTCTTTTGCTTCGTCAAATGCAACTTGAACGCGCGCAATTTTTCCTGCGTAGGTCTCGGCGTTAGCAGCAGCCGCGCCGCCAAACAATTCTGTTAACTTACCCTGTACTTCCGTGAAAGTCATTGTCTTTAATTCTGCTGAAGTTAAGCCAATTCCTAACTTGCCAAGCGCCGCCGTGTTGCCGTCGTAAGCCTTACCTAATGCGTTTGCTACCGTTTCAAGCGGCTTTCCAGTTGCAGTTGAAATGTCAAGTGCAGTGGTCAATAAATCTTGGGCTTTTGTAATGTCTCCAGTTGATAGCACCAAACGTTGCAATGCTGGTCGCAGTTGATCGTCAGCAACGCCCGTTGCAAGTGACATTTTAAGAATTGACTGTTCGGTTGCTGCAATTTGTGCGGTGGTTGCACCTGTAGCGTTTTCGAGCGCAAGTGCCAATTGTGTTTGTGCTTTTTCGTCGGCAATTGCAGCCTTGACGCTTTCAACACCAATAGCGATCGCGGCAGTGCCAGCGGCAGCGGCAGCGGCAAGAAAAGCCGTGCCAACTGCCTTTCCAACCTTGCCCATTTTGTCGCCAAAAGAATCAACGTCGTCGCCTGCGGTTTTTAAAGATTTGTTGAGATTGTCAACGTCACCAAGAATTGAGAGTTTAAGCGTGCGACTACCAGCCATTAGTCAAACTCCTTCACAATGTCAGAAAATGATTGTTCCCAACGTTTTACAATTTCAGGCTGGACACTGCGCAGTGTTGGATAAATAAACCAGCCTCGCGAACCGCGCCCCTCTTTCCCTGACCAAACAGGAAATTGTTTAAATTTATTTGAACCGAATTCGTACCCGCCCCATAGTTGTTGCGTCGTACCGCCACCGCTTAGTCGTTGACTAGCAAAACCAGAAGAAATTTCTCCAATTTTGGAAGACTTAGAAACCTTTGAACCTTGCGCAATTTTTGGTGCAACTTTGTTTGACGAACCTGCACTTGCGTCAACGATCTTGCCACGAACAAAATCTGCTAATGCTGAAGTCTTTGATTTGGCTTGATTTGTTGCTTCTTCGTCCATTGCTTTGAATGAACGGACAATGGCACGCAATTCAGCCTTGTCATAGGCGATTGCGTCACTTGCCATTTGCCCGTCCTTCCAAAATTTCAATAACCGTAAGAATGTCTTCGGCTGATTCAAATACGCTTGGGGGTAACCCACTTGCTAGGGCTAACTCCCAAACGATTCTGCTTAGGCTTCCGACTCCGTGACTTTTGGGTTTGTCTCACCAACAATGACTTCTGAAATTGTTTCAGTCCAAATGTCAATAGGTTTGACAGGCTTACCCGCTGCTTCACGTTTCATTGCATAATAAGCAAGAAATACAAGATCGGAAATTCCTATCTTTTCCTGCGCCTGCGCAATGGTGTTGCCTGTGTGCTTTTCCCAACGAATCCACTCAGGCGGTGCAGCCGTGTAGGTTGCCTGTTCGCCATTCATAAATTCAATTGTGATTGGTAGTTTCATTGTGCCTCCAGATTAGTAGTTTTTAACTAAATGTTTCGGTCACTGCGTTGACAACAACGAATGACATTGAAACGGTTTGTGCGTCAGGTGCAGAACCACCCACGCTTGGATAAATTGGCATTACGGTGAAAGCAAAAACCGCACCTGTCACTGCTGTCAGTGAAACTGCCAATGCTGTGTTTGGTGCTGATTCGGCTGCTGCCCATAGTGCTTCACAAAGTGAAGATGCCGCACCCCAGTCAGCAAGCATTTCAAC